AACCGGAATGCCCATTGATCTTAATTCAAATATTAGGGGCGTTCCTGCTGCTTTGGCTTCTACGATAAAGGCATCAGGTTGCCAATCAACCCACATTTCATAAGCTTTTTTCTTAAGCTCTGGAAACTCTAGCCTTTCTTTATGTGCATCCAGAAGAATAATATTTGGCTGTTCAATACCTGAGCTGTCTGAGTGATAAAAAACTCCCCACGTTGTACATGCCGAAAAGTCAGATCTTTGTGTTTTAAGAAATGCTGTATCCCAAGATTGGATAATAAACTCGCACATCGGAGGATTGTCTTTTTCCCAAGTCCTCCACCAGTCTCTTTTAACTAACGCGCCCTCTTCTGAGGTTGGGTTTTGTTGGTACTGGGCGTTCCATTTTGGAGCAGGTAGCTCGTTTCTTAAAGCCTCTAGTTCGTCTTTAGGCCAGAACTCAGGCCAAAGCGGCTCATCTGACGGCATTAAAGCAGGAAACTCTATAAGCTCCCATTCATCTGATCCTGCTCTTTGCAAGGATGATTTTAGTATTTGTCCTGTTAAGTCCCGTTTATGCCAACGAGTCATAACAACAATTATCGATCCTCCGGGTTGGAGGCGCTGTCGAGGCCCAGATGTATACCAGTCATATACACGGTCAAAGACGGAAGGGTCAGAGCTTTGACCTTCTTGCTCACTATGAGGGTCGTCGATAACAAGAAGATCCGCGCCTTTACCTGTAACTGCACCTCCAACACCAATAGCGAAGTATTCGCCACCTTTGTTGGTACTCCATCGACCAGCGGCCTTGGAGTCAGACCTCAACAGCACATTCGGAAATATAGACTTATAGTCATCACTGTCTACAAGGTTTCTAACTTTACGCCCAAAACCAACAGATAATTCTGCGGTGTGAGCGGTTTGAATTATTTTCTTTTCAGGATAGTTGCCCAAAAACCATGCGGGCAATAAGAACGATGCAAACTCAGACTTGGTATGCCTTGGCGGCATATTAACAATAAGTCTTTTAAGTTCTCCTTTGGCAACACGTTCAAAAGCATTGGCCATGATCTTATGATGCCGCCCTTCAATAAAAGCCGGCCAAACCTTATTGACAAACCCTATGAAGGTATTCCTAGCCTTTTCTTTTTTTTCAGCATCTTCTAGCTCTTCCAAAAGAATAAGAATTTCTTCTTGATCCTTAACTGGTAGCTTATCAATGTTTTTTAAAAGATTAGGATCTATTCGATCTTCTATAGCCATACTTAAAACTTAGCCCTCTACTTAGTCTTAGTAGTCTACTTAGTCTTAGCAGGCTACTTAAAAGCAGACTTCTAAGATATTGCCTACTTACTGTCGTTCCCTTCAAGGGAAACGACATAGCCTACTTTGACTTAGTAGACTACTTAGTACGCAGTTGTCACTTTGATTATAGCATATTGCCCCCCCTTGACAGATAAGTCAAATAAGTAAGCCAAAAATTTGCAAAATTTTTTTAGGGCATGGGACTCCCAATGCAAAAGTTGAAAACAAAAGGGGTGACAAATTACATGTGACATGTTTTCTGACAGAAAAAAGGGTAATTATTTGAGCGTATTACTATGTATATGTATGTGTATGCACGCCGTGCGCTCAGGGGGGGTTGGGGGTCATGGCGGGGAAGGTGCGTGCGTGGGCAAATGCGCCTATGCATGCGTCAACGCAATGCGAGTGCGTGGGCTCAGTGGATGTCGTCGCCGGCATCGGGCCCATGAGTAGCATCGACACCCTCCCAGCTCAGGCCTGCCAGTCTCTGCTCCAACTCAGCAGCCACCTCCGATGCATCCCGCTCTTTGGTGGTCACGTTGACCTCGGTAGTGAACAGGCCGGCAGCCTTACCAAGCAGCTCGGCAGCTCTAAGCTTGGCTGTGTCCGTGGGCTCTGCAGAGTCCATCCACCCTCGAAGCTTGCTTAGAACCTTCTCTCTGTCAGAGAGGGCGGAAGCTGCAACAGCACGCTCTCTAGCAGCGATTAGCGTATCCACCCTTGACCTAATCTCAACCTGACCCATTAGCCTTGACGCTAGCGTGTGGATGCTCGCAGCCGTAGTTGAGTCACTGGGCTCGTATGCCTCCCTGTATGCGTCTGCTTGGGTCATACCTGACGCTACGCATCGACAGAAATGCAGTTGTTTGGGAGTCATGTCTTTAGCGGCCATGTCTATTCATCCTTCAGTGATTGATTGCCGGATTCTATCGAACGGCAAACCCCCTGCACACAAAGCTATGACCTGTCAACGTTGACATTCGACATGCTTTGTGCCTTGCGATTTAAATATTTATCACAAAATACTTGACAGCGATTAGACGCATTCTGAGCCCCTCTGAGGCGTTTTAGGATTACCCCTAGCCATTGGTCAAGTAATGACAGAAAACGTCCTACAGAGAAGATACCTTATATATCAATGACTTATGACACACCTAAAGTCTTGCTTCTACTTATGCAAAAAAAACAACTCAAGTGGCTGGGGCTAAATCCGGATAATGCCCCCGACTGCTGTGTTCTGTGTACCACTGGTTTTAATAACACTGCTATTGGCAGCCTACCCCCCACCCCTAATAAATCCCTGCTCCTCAATATATTCGTGGCTAGTTGTCATTAATCATTCAATAGGTGTTGCATGTCACTTGTCATTAGTTTATTGTTCAGTTTCGTTTCAGTTGTATCCAGAATCGAACAGCGACACCGGCGACGAGGAGCCCAGCGATACCGCTAAATCCTGCGGGGCGAGAGCCCTTCCCCAGTGAAGTGAGCCACTGTACTGCAGGTGGTCAACGGTAAGACCGGAGCTGAGGGGAACTGAACGGCACAGGATAATGTCGGCGGGGCGGCGGTCACTCAATGCTCATTTATGTCTGCATCTGATGCTGATGCACTGACGAGGCCCAGCAGGCCGAAACATAAAGGAGTAACACCATGAACAAGATAGAACTTAACCATCAACTAAACCAACTAACGCCGCAGATTGTCGCGTTAGAGTTATCGGGTCAAACCCGCTACACATCCAATGAGTGCGCGTTACTCTGGCAAGAAGCCCGCCGCATCCAATACCTAATCAAAAATCTACACTGAGGAGAATCAAGATGGACTATAGCAACTGGCACAGCGACTACATCAGAGACTGCAAGAAGCGCAGCACTCATTCATTACGGTACGTCATCGAAGACTGCCGTCAGGCTCTGGCTGCAATGCCTGATAACCCCAAGGCCGGACAGTATCAGGATGAAATCCTCTACTGCTTCTCTGAACTCAAGCGCCGAGAGCATCGCCCACACTGACGAGCTGCTGATTGGATATCAGCCGAAACCCTTCGGGGTCTGTGGAATCCGCCACAATTACTAGGAGTAATAAACCATGCAATATTCAAACATTGCGACAGTGTCACTCAACCAAGCGGCCACTATCGTGGAGTCGCTTATTCCTCACAAGGTACGCCCCGTTTTTCTCTGGGGTGCATTCGGTGTGGGCAAATCATCCATTGTGCAATCAATCGTCGCGTCCCTCTCTGAGCAGACTGGCAAGCAGTGGGGTCTCATCGATGTTCGAGCGTCCCAGCTTGATGCCGTCGATACCAGAGGCATCCCTGACCTTGTCGATGGGCGCACTGCGTTTGCTTTGCCCGACTGGTTGCCGCGTGTTGACCGTGACGGAGAGCACGGCATCCTGTTTACTGACGAGCTGCTGCTTGGGTCTGTGTCAGTACAATCATCCTTATACCAGCTAATCAATGACAGGCAGCTTGGCGACTACGTCTTGCCCGAGGGTTGGAGAATCATCGCCGCGTCTAATCGATCATGCGATGGTGCCGGCGTTCATGGCCGACAGGACGCTGCTCTCATGACCCGATTCAGTGTGCAGCTCAACGTGGTGCCTGACGTTGACGAGTGGGTCAACTTTGCAGGATCGGCTGGGTACGCGCCTGAGGTGATCGCCTTCATCGCTAATCGTGGCAAGCCAGTACTCAAGGGTGACGGTTCAATCGATCAGGCTGGACTGCTCCATGAATACCCAGAGGGCGGCATACCCAAGGGTTTTACTGCCGCTGCTACACCTCGCGGTTGGGAGTCTGTCTCTGCCGTTCTGCAAGCCGGACTGCCTAAGTCCTTAGAACACGCAGCCATTGAAGGTGCAGTGGGTAAAGGCGCTGCCGCTGAGTTTGTTGGATTCTTGCAGATTGTCCGCAACCTTCCAGATGCCGGCCATATCCTGCGAGATCCTCATTCAGTCAGTGTGCCTGATGACCGAGAGCTGGCGACGAAGTACGCCATCGCCACGATACTGGCTCAGCGTTGCGACAATCGAAACATCGATAACGCTGTCAGCTATTTGAGGCGCATTGATGAGGAGCTGCTCGCGGTGTTTTTCCTCATCGCCACCAATCGTGACAAAGACCTGAAGGCCTCAGAGGCCTACGTTCAATTCAAAATTGACACTCAACGTGTCGCAATCTAGGAGAG